ATGATATTTTTTTAAAGTAAGAGTGGTTGGAAAAACATCATTGTATATATGATTTATTGCATTTTTAAGATCTTGTTCAAATACGCTATACCAAAAAATTCGTATGCTATCTTGATTTAATTTCTTTGCTAAGGTATCTGTATATTTTTTTGCATCATACATATTTGTTAACAATATTATTTGAGATGCTGGTATTCCGTTTCCAACAATATTTTCATATATAGAATCGATAGAATTTTCAAAAGGCTCTAATGTGTTATCTAACACAATATAGGCTGTTCTATCAATTATTTTTTGCAAAGAAATTGGGTCTATTAAATCATTAATTTTATAAATTTTAAAACTATGTTCACAAGAAAAAAAACAATACCAAGCATCAAAATCAAACTTTGAAATTCCACTTATCTCCAATGCGCCGGCAGTGAGATTCGAACTCCAGGTAACCTTAGGATCTTTCGGATTGTAAGTATTAATCGACGGAAAAGACGAGTTAAGAAGTCTCATATGCGGGGCAACGGAGTTTTAAAAATCATATCGTCAAAATTTCTAAGTTTTTCCATCTGTGCCTGTTCATTTTTTACAAATTCTAATGTAGTGTTAGACCACTGTGCTTGAGGAAATAATTTTTTAAGATAACCAAAGTGTTGTATAGGACTAGGATGATAGTCGGCTGACTGGTGGCCTGCTTTCGAAATCGGATGTTGGGGCCATGTGCCGTTTAATTCTAAACTTAATATGTCCGGAAGAATACTATTAAATGTGTCACGATATATTTTTTTTATGTCATTATATTTGGCATTTAATATGTGATCTCGACAATCAGTTTTAAAGGGAGACATATTCAACATAAAATACTCTGCGTGAGATGTATCTAGGAAATTTTTAGTAAGAGTTATTAAATTAATATCTCTTAAAAGATACCCTAACTCGTCAGCAAACTTATTAACAAAGGTGTCGTCGTAATAATTTTGTGTGTAAATATTACCAGGAGTAAGCCAATTGCCGTTGATATGTCTATCTTCGCGGGCCGTAGAACTCCACATAATCATTACTAAATCACTGTCTGTAAATTTATGTCGTAGATTAGCTTCAGTAACTTGGCAGGATATAAACAAGTTGCCGCCACCGCTTTGTGCGTAATTGTAAGATTCAGGAATCTCGTGTGCAACAATATCTGCCCAGGTCGGCCATCCGTACGAGGTCATACTACATCCAAATGCAAAGAATCTTTTATATTTTTTAAAATCAATCATTTGAAATATTCCGTTGAGGTATTTATAACCTCTATCAATCCTTCGTGATAAAGATTTCTAGAAGCTGCTAGAATAAAGTTATGTTCTATATCGCATAAACTATCTTGTATATTTTGTTTTTTTTGTTCTAAAGAAAAATTAATCCAAGTATGAAGAGCATTGTGTGTGGCATGAAATCTACGAGTGTGGTCTTCAATATCGTTATAATCGGGATTTAACCCGCAAATGTTTATTCTATACCCCAGATCTTCTAATGCTCTTAATGTTCCGCATGGTCCTAACACAATCATAGGGTGGCCAACTGCTAGGCACTTAAATACTTTTTCAGTTAGAAAAATAACATCGTCTCGAAACTTGGTTTCAGTAACAAAACTAATCAGACTATTTTTAAATATATCAATATTAAACGAATTGGCAGCGTTGGCAACCTCCCAATTACCATCTACATATAAAGGAAAATTTTTCTTTAATACTGCATCATAATCTCTTATTAATTGAGGTTTAACCCATTTATCAGTTCCATTATGAATTATTCCAATCAATGTTAACGGATCTACATTATCATACTGCATTTCATTAAAACTTACCAATCCTTTGTGTAATATATCACGTGTTATTAAACTATGTAGATGAGCACTTCTATGTATTTTAAATGTTCTGTTTAAACTATTAAAATCTTTTGCGTTGATTGTCTGTAATGATTCGTAAATTATCGGCCTTGCCGGCAAATTATTATTTAGAATAAAAATTTTATCAAAGTGGTTTGAATGTTTTACTTCAAACAGTCTTTGATTATTTGTAACCTCTAACCAATCTGTGTACTGCTGAGAAATTTTTATGTTTCCCTGCAATATTAATACAGAGTTAATCGGTAGATTATATTCTATCATTGCCTGATGCATAGCTAAAAAACAATCTTCACCTTCTTCGATCATAGGGCCGCCTTCTCTGTCTGCGGATATGATTAATTTTATTTGCTTACTCTGTATTAGTTCGATGATTTTTTTTGATAATTCATGAATAATATGCCGCGGACCATAAGGGGAACAACACCCATTCCACCAAATAGGATCTCCATTAACATCAACAAAATATAATCCCGGTTCATCGATATCATCTAATTTATAATACGGTAAGTTTAATTGTCGTAATTCTCTTTTCAATCTAGTACCACTAGCAGTCAACCAAAATGTGTTGTCGCCGCTTCTAGATAATTCTGCGCAATTAGGAAAATCTAAATCTTCAACGTTATCAAAATATATTTTCATAGAAATCTTTTAGTTCTGGAAATGTATCACTAAACATTCTATTTCTGATAGAATCATAATGATCAGTAGTATGTTTAAACTGTCTACGTAGGTCGTCATTAGCTGTCGACGATTCTAATTGTCTTATCACATTGTCAATTTGAGTTTTGATATAACTGTTATAATTTCTTTCAGACAGTCTTTTAATGATACTGGTCTTTGTTTGGTTATCAAAAATATCAAAGCTATAAAAACTTGGATTTATTATGCTGTAAAAACTTACCGAAGATGCCTTAACTAGTTTATTATCTAATAGATAATCTGTAAACTCAGGAAGTGTATACACGTTGAATGCAGATATAACCGAAACAACTCCAAGATGCACACGAGGACAATTTATTTTTACAGTATTAATATTTTCAATAAGTGTTTTCCATTCCGTGCCATCTCGAATATATTCAGCACGGTCGCCCCAACTGTCTAAACTCACATTCAAATGCACATTCGAAAATTTCTGCCATAAGTCGATTACTGATATATTTTTAAAGGACAAAGAACTTAAATTAGTATTATATCGTATTTTGATATCAGTGTTATTTGTGTCTATTAAATGCTTTAAAATGTCGTAATGCTTGTCTGTTAACAACGGTTCGCCGCCGGCAAAATAGATTTCTTTGACTTCGGATATATGTGGTTTAATTTGTTCGTACAACGAGTCGTTGTTTTGGCCACCTGCAAAAATAAAAACAGTTTTTTTCTGCCCTTGTTTATTATCTTCAGTGGCCCAACTAGAACTGTATGTACTAGAACAACTGCGACATTTAAAATTACAGATATTGCTCCATCGAATGTCAAGATATTTTAACTTCATTGCATCAAGAGATCCGTCACTGTTTGTTTCGTTGGCAAAATTTAAAAACTCTGCATAGTCTCGATTTACTGTTTGTCTAAAACTTTCAACATTGTCTTTTTCGGATTGATAACACGCAGTACATTCTTTGCAATTATTTCCAGCCAGCATATTTAGACGCAGAGCCTTGTATTGATCACTGTTCCAAATATCAGTGATCTTATCTTTTTGAACATTTCCTAAAGGAAGATGATGATTTCCGATACAGCAGGGCAGCACGTTGCCATCGGGATTTGCATAAAAATGTATCCAAGGCAGTATACAAAATGTTTTAGACTTGCTCATTACATGTACTCATAAAATTTACCAAATTAGGAAATGTTTTGGCGAAGTTAGTACCGCGTCTACGGTCATATTCCGTAAACCAATTAAAGAAGTCTCTACGCCCCTCTTTTATCTTCTCTGGGGTATAGATAGCTGATTCCATGTATTTTACAACTCTTTCAAATTTAGCATACTCTAAGTCGTTGAATTTGCTGCGATTTTTATCATCTAAATTGGCTAGAATGAAGTCTAGATGTCTTATCATGTAGGGCATAAACTCGTCTTTAGGCAAGATATTCATATCGTACTGTAAGGGTTCTTTTAAGTAGGGTGTGTCAAATCGGATACGCTGCCATTTGTTTTGTTCATTGCCATTGTACTTTACACGCCATTCTAGGATCTTTTCCAACAAACTTTGAAAATTTGTAACAGTCAATATGTTAAATGTTATCATGAATGTAATTGGTAACTGAGTTTTTGTTAGATATGTGTCTAAATTACGTTCCCATACTTCTAGATCTAGTCCTGTCCGAATATATTCTGCAGGTGCTCCCCAAGTGTCCATACTGGTAAAAATTTTAAAGTCTTTTATTTTTTTCTGTGATATTAGACTGTTGATTTTTTCAACTAATCTATTAATAAGAATAGGCTTGACTCCAAAATTACTGTTTATGTTTAACTCTAGATTAGGTAATGGGTTTACCTCTAGGTCATCTAACAATCGCCAGGTTGATTGCTGAAGAAGCGGTTCTCCTCCGGTAATACGTAAAATAGTTAATGTGTTGCGTACTTCCGGCCACCAACGCCACCAGGCTTCTACATAGGGATTTGTTTCTTCTTCATGTACTTTGAACCAATCTATGTCGTTGCGATGATTTAATACCATGGTGTATGGTCCATGATCTTTGATCTCTTTGTAGTAACTACTAGAGTGTTTAGGATGGCAATACCCGCATTTAAAATTACACTCGTTACCGAAGCTAATTTCGATATACTGAGGATTAACGTTTTGATCCCAATCACCGTCTTTAATTTTTTGAAATCGTTCTGGAGTATAAATTGTGCTGTTACGTTCTTTGCGATCCGATACAACATCATCTCCCAGTGCTTCGATGTTCCAACAATAATTACATCCACTAGGTTTGCCGCCGTTGAGCATTTCAAGACGTTCCATTTTCTTTTGATTAGTATTATGCAATGCACTTGGATCTATGGTTATTTCATCTAGAGGAATTTTATGAGGTGCAGGATGATAGCAACTATGAGTTTCCCCTGTTTGTAAATAGATAGTCGTGTGATGCCACTTGGCCATGCAGAACGTAGGTGAGATTTCATTCATAATCGGAATGAACTTTTGTATTCTTTTCTTATCGTCCATCAAACTGTTCTCGCAGCCAATTAAAATCATTTATTTTTTTCAATTCTGTTTTGTTGTTTTTATTTTTTATACCAAATTCTCGGCCTGCAATCGCACCTTCAATTGCGTTAACATCGTCGCCGACCGTACACCATTGAGTTAATCGTGTTTGTGTTTCATTTTCTGTTTGTCGATCAATAATTCGACTGGCTAATTTAACGCATTCCCTAAACGCAGATTTCCAACTATTAAACGAATCTGTATTAAAAGCTGTGATATTTGAAATATCATTCATAACTTTGAGATTATTAGAAATACTGGTTGTCATATCAGCTGAGTCAACGCTCATTGCTAATACCTTTTCTCTTGGTAATAATTTAACACCACCGTATCCATATTCTAGATTGTTTACTGGGTTTTGGCTGCGCCATACATGCACATGATTTCTTTCATATCTAGGAACTAGATAGTCAAAATTAAAATTGTCTAAAATTACAGCGTCACCATCTACTACATAAAACATGCTAGTAGTGGCGAGTTTAGCTGCTTCAATGTGAGCTTGATGTATTCCGACTACTCCATGAATACGTTTTGCTCTAGGAAATTTATCAAGCAGTCTATTAAAATTATCGTCTGCATTAGGTTCATCAAAACTAATAAAAACGATATCATAGCATTGCTGTAATGGCATGGATGCCGTTATATTAATTTCTTTTTTTTCTGTAAAAAACCTGTTGTCAAATTCTCTTTGAGAAATTTTTAATTTTTTTGGAAACAAACATATTCCATCAAAATTATTACCATTTTGGAATATATGAACATACATATCATCCCATTTTGTAGCACGATATCCAGTTAGATCAAAAGTTTCGTCGACGCACAGATCATCCCATATCACCCAAAACATTTTAGTTAACGCCTGTTCGGATATTTGATTAATATTATTACAATTTCGAATCTGTTGAGCGTTAGGAAATCGAGATTTGCATTTATTCCAAAGCTCTAAATTTCCGCCATTTTCGCTAACGAAAAATATATCATACATTATCAGCCATCCGATAATATGTTAACCCCAGATTGATAGTCTCATCATAGAGATCCAATGTGAACTTGCTTTGTGCTGCATCTAGATATGGCCAATCAAATCCTAATTCTAGTTTTAATTTCTCTCCAAGCGATTTAATTTCTTCTATTAGACCGGTGCCTCCTACTTCTTCAAAAGGATGGCCATATTGATTCCATATACCCCTAAGGATTTCAAAATCTCTAACTTCAACATAGTTCCATTCAGTACAATTTGCTAACCAAGTTCCTAATCTAGCACCATACACAGCGTATAACCCGTTCTCTTCGTGTGCGCCAACTGTGGACCACATTCGAAGACGATGAATATTATGCCACCAGATGCGTTCTTTAATTTCTTGTGGTGGCACACGCACTCCGTCAAGCAGTGTCATCTTAACACCTTCACGGAATCCTGCTCGCCATGCCTGGAACGGTGATCCTGTAATCACACTATCGCTGTACACACGAGGGAAGTTTTTATAGCCTTCCTCCCAACAGAAGTCCACTTGACCTCGATCACTATCTGAATTTTCATGTGTGCGCATGTTTAACACAAACTCTTTTTTCCAGATTTTAAGCCCGCCGTTGCCGTATCGTAATCCATTGATAGTATTGCGACCACACCATCCGTAGACCTGAATTTTGGGATCATCCATATTGAGATCAAGATTAAAGAATGCAGGGTCGACAATATTGTCTGCATCCACTGTGATAAACCAATCTGTTTCAGAAAGTTCTGCTGCGGCCTTGTGTGCATGGTCGCTGCCTTTTACACCGTGAACACGCTTGGCCCAAGGTACTTTAGCACAAAGATCAGCATAGTGTAAATCAGCGTTAGGCTCATCATAACTTAGAAATACTACATCAAATTCTACTGTTTTCATTTGTATTCTATAACGTAATTTTTAAACAACCGCCTAGTGTAAACACTAAAGTTGTCGTACGATACATTGTTAATTGTAACTGTGTTACCTACTAGATCATTTATTTTAACAGAAAACATTTTATAGATCAAGTTGGGATCATTGTATTCTGTGATTAAGAAATCCATAACTGTGCTGCCATCCCAGACGAATTTTCTTTGTTTATTTGCATCTTTGTATTTTTTGGTTCCGCCAAACTCTGTGGATAGCTGTATTTTTAATGTTTGTGTTTTCGCTGTGTGGGTAAGATATATGTCGGGTTTGGGTATATCAGTGTATTGTATCAAAGGTATTCTGTGTAAAACATCATCTAACTTATTCAAAGTCTTTGTTTCAGCTATTTCTAAATCGCCCGAGTGAACATCTATTTGGCAGTGATGTATCTGTTTCTCTCCTGTAATGATCGACAATGCTGTTTCACTGTCTATTTCAACTACATATTCTTCATCCGGAAAAGCATAATCAGGACCTACACTAATTACTGCGCCCGTCAGCTGATCATACACGGCCACATACTTCACCGGTGCTGGCTTGTATTCCGATAGCCACTTGTCGAAATCTTCTACGGTTTCCATGCTATTTCCTCTAGATTGTTTATCATTTCTTTGTTTATCTTATCTTTTTCTACGTAGTGAACTATGTCGTATTGTTGATAATTTCCTATTTTTAGTTGACCGCGTTTATTGAGATAAAATCCCACATGGTCACTCCACGTATCTGCAGGCCACGGCCAATTCTGTAACATAGGTTTCATATGTACTATTCTAGGAAACTCTAATTCATACGCTATGTCGTCTGAGATACCTAGTATGTCTGCAGACAATGCAAATGCTTCGTCAGTACCTAAGACTTTTGGTTTGTAATTATTCAAGAACATGTTTGAAAATTCTATAGGATTTTTAATTATGCTCCTGCCTAGATCAAAAAATTCTCTGGCCATTTGAGAGTTCTTGCTAAAAAAAGTCCACATGGAATATACATCTGGAAGATTATTTTTATCGAAGGCTTTTCTGTAAGCACGATTGCTAACAGTATCACCTCTATATGTGAATACTCGGTTGGCAACATATAATTCGCTGTTATCAACAAAGTAATCAATCCAATGACTATGGTCTTGCAAAAACAACATATCAGCATCTAGGCACACTGTATGATCAAAAGGAGTAAGTTGATCCATCCAGCTACGCCCGTCCCAAAATGTTTCCTGACTCCATTCTATCACATGATCAAATACCCACGGACTGGTAAGTTTCTCTATTTTTGTTTTGTCGTCTATCACGATCGCTACTCGATCGTAGCCTTCTCGTTGTGTGTTTTTTATACTCAGTGCCAACCCGTAGGCCAATTGTAGATAATCAATAGAATCGTGTTCTGCAACAATTAGAAGATATCCAAAGTTCATATCATCTCCAATAGTGCTTGTTTGTGTCTAATTACACTTTGCTTATTCATGATGTGTATGTCTATATTAGATATAGCGGCGGCACAATATGAATTAGTGAATTTATGATCTACAAGGAAAGTTAGGGTGTTACCATTAACATCGTGCAGGATATCCTTGTCCAAGGCCGATAATACCGGGGGTAAGGATAATGTAGCATCCTGTTGATAACCATCTAAAATATGTTTAGCTACACTAAAGGCAATGTCATTTCTAAATTGACGACTGTCAAATCTAAAGACATCAGCAAATTGAGAGTAATTTTCTTTGACATAATTTACGGTATCAAAAAACAATTTAGCATTTGTATTCTTAGAGAACATCACTGTAGTGGCCCAATACATTTTGACACCGGTATCACTCACGTGCCTATCTAAATATCCTACCCGAGTATCATTATAGATGTCGTTGATAGAATGTCCTAGCATAACATCTGCATCAACATCCCAGTATTCTCCAAGACTGTTTGACAAAATAAAAAAATCGCTGTCTATTAATAGTGTTCTATCATACGGAGTAAGATCGTATGCTGTACTTCTATTAGTGTTTATAAAAGGAATCATTTGACCAGATTGCCCGTCATGCAGGCGTCTTTGATTATCAGTAGTGGGTCTATCAACCACGATGATATGATCAAACACACTCTCGGCTTGATTGAAAACATTTGATTCCTTCATCCACACAATCGTAGATGAATCAGTAATCAGCGAAACTGGTACTTGCAAATTTTTCTTAGCTAGGCCGCCGGCAATCACAGACATAAGTGCGTAATCGACTGTGCGATTATTGTGTGCGTAGAG